TGTACAAACGAGAAAAGGATTGGTCGAATAAGGGTGATCATGGTTGGGTAGGCCAGGTAATGTTAAAAGGAAATCCTGATTGGGATGGAAGGTCGCGCAGTGCTTGTCGGTATGTAGCCCAAGCAGTAGAGTCTACAGGAGCATCGGAAAGTTGTGACCAGTCGCACTTAGCTAAACGACGGTCCCGTTCTGCACGGATGTTATCGTTGGCTTGTTGCTCAGGCAGTTCCTGTAAACTCCACGTTTGTGTCCATACACCATCAATGAGTTCTACGCCTTGTCTAACGCGATGCGTTTTATTATCAAAAGCAGGAGATGCTGTAGATGTAACAGGGTATACGTCAAAAGCAGCTAGTTCATTTTCAGTTATGGGTTTTGGAAAGGAAGTACTAGGATTTTCTTTTTTAAGATCCCCTATATTATAGGGAAATCTAGCAACATTGTTATCAACAATTTTTACAAACATGGTATAGTTGCAATAAAAGGGTTAAAGGTCAAAAGACAAAACAATACCGCCATAGTAATCAGTAATGTACATTTTAGTACCGTTAGTTTTAAAAAACACTGTCGTTACAAAATTACTGTAATTAATTACAGAAAAGTTTTGGTTATAGCTAGCAGTAGAGACATCCCAAGCTGTAGATAAACTGTATTCGTTTACAAAACCGCCACTACCACAAATATACATTTGAGTGCCGTCAGGTTTAAAAAATAGTCCTTGTACAAATGTTTCTTGTGATGATACAGAAAAGCTTTGGTCATAGCTAGCGGTAGATACGTCCCAAGCTGTAGATAAACTGTATTCATATACGTTATCTCCAGTTGCTCCGGCGATAAACATTTTAGTACCATCACCTTTAAAGGATAGACCTCTTACATTTGTGTCTTGTGTAACTACGGAAAAAACTTGGCTATAACTGGCAGTAGATATATCCCAAGCTGTAGTTAAATTGTATTCGTTTACACCGTCTGTAAGTAAACCAGCGACATACATTTTGGTACCGTCAGGTTTAAAAAACAATCCCGTTGGAATACTTTCTTGTGATGCTACAGAAAAGCTTTGGCTATAACTAGCAGTGGAGATTTTCCAACTTGTAGATAAATTATATTCATACACGGAATCGTTAGCAGAACCAGCGACATACATTTTAGTACCGTCACTTTTAAAAAACAATTCTTGTGGCTGCGTGTCCTGTGCTTTTATTCTAAAATAGTCTGTACTTGGGACAGTGTAAGACGCTGTTGATATATCCCAAGCAGTGGATAAACTATATTGATGTACAAAGTCTGTTTGAGTACCGACGACATACATTTTGGTACCGTCAGGTTTAAAAAATACTGCGTGTGGATATATATCTTGTGACCCTACGTAAAAGTTTTGACTGTAACTAGCCGTGGAAACATCCCAAGCTGTAGATAAATCGTATTCGTTTACCTCGGCTCCAATTGCTCCGATGATAAACATTTTAGTACCGTCACTTTTAAAAGATAATCCTGTTGGAACTGCTTCTTGTGATGATACAGAAAAGTTTTGGTTATAGCTAGCAGTAGATATATCCCAAGCTGTAGATAAATTATATTCATACACAGCATCCGAATTTGAACCGGTAACGTACATTTTGGTACCGTCACTTTTAAAAAAGACCGCTTGTGCAGCGTCTTCTTGTGATGCTACAGAAAAACTTTGGTTATAACTAGCAGTAGATATATCCCAACCTGTAGTTAAATTATATTCAAACACAGTATCATTAAGTGTACCGATAATGTACATTTTAGTACCGTCGGATTTAAAAAATACATCTCTTGGACTTCCTTCTTGTGATAATACAGAAAAATTTTGGTTATAACTAGCCGTGGAAACATCCCAAGCTGTAGATAAATCGTATTCGTTTATATCGTCTCCAGATGATCCGGCAACGTACATTTTAGTACCATCACCTTTGAAAAATAAGCCAAATGGAGCTGAATCTTGTGGATATACATTAAAAAAGCCTACTGGTGTGCCATTATATGTAGCATTTGATAAATCCCAGCCGCTTGATGTTTCTTCCGGCGCAGCTGCACCCATTAATACTTTATCAAACATAATCAGTTCGTGTAATCTACAAGTGCAGCGCCACGCCAGCGCGTTCCACCGTCATCAGTTACAAACACAAATAAATGTGTTTTACCAGTGGTAAGCGTAGGAGCAGTCCCTCCAGGCCATTCAAGACCAGTCCACCAAGTAACAGTCCCACTGGTATGTGTAAGTTCCAGCGTAAAGGAATACGCCGTCCCGGAGGACGGCACACTGCTTACGGTAAACGTAGAGTTAGCGCTGATTGTTTTAGTAAAATAGTTACCAGTACTACAATCAATGTCAAGAGCAGAGACTGTTTGAACTTCTTGGGTCACATTACTGTCAAAATCAACAGTGCCGGTAAAGTTGCCGCCACTTGCAGGGACGCCAACGGTTGCACCAGTGGCAATGCCATCTAGCTTTGATTTATCACTAGATGACATCAAACCATCAGCACTTGTTGTTGCATTGCTGTAAGTAGTATCGTTATCAGCAGCCCAAACAGCCACACCGTTGTCCCACTTCAAAAACTCACCATTAGCTGGTGTGTCAGTAGTTTGAACAACGTCAGAGCTGTCTGGAATGTTTGATGCTTTCCACTTCTCGCCGTCCCACGTATAAGTAGCACCATTAGCAAGAGAGTATGTTTGTCCGTTTGTCGGACTAGAAGGGAAATTAAGTGTCATAATTAAGTCTTGATAATAGCGATCATTGCGATGTTATGTGGGTAGTTGCGGTATTGATTTGCTTCAGTATCAGAAACTGTACTAACTGTAGACGAAAGATATTCAGCAATAAGTGGACTCTGACCACTACCGTCATCTCGTTGAAGTTTTTGGCCAGTACTATTGTGAGTATGGTATCCAACTTGTGAATTCTGAGCCGAACCCAAATCACGATTAGTATCAACACCACGACCATTGTCCCAACCACGGATGAATTCACTACGTAGATCTGGAAGCGCAAATTGATAAGTGCTGTCAAACGTTGTTAAAGCAGTTCCTTGTGGGAAATCTGCAGCAACCCTAGTGCGCTGATCATCATAAATACAACCACTAACACCTTGCACATTAGCAAGAGCAGCTCTCAAGTTTGCATACAACGTATTTGTTTCTTGCTGATATGCAGTGTGGAACAACACACGACCATCACACTCAAGCCAACCGGATGGGATGTTAGCACCCAAACCTGGCCACCACATAATCATGCCAGAGTCAAACGACGAAGGTGTAGGCAAAGTCGTCCAATTACCATCACCAGCAAGGTACTTACTAGCATCACCGCTACCAGCAGTTGCAGGTACAAGACCAGCAGTACGTGTAGATTCAGATGAACGCCAAGAGGTTGCAGTGTAAGTAGTATCAGCATCAGTAGCCCAGCCAAGGTTACCGCTACCATCAGTTTTTAGGTATTGACCCGCAGTACCATCAGTTGCAGGTAACACAAGTGAAAGGTTTGCACTAAGTGTAGGTGGTTTAATTGTTACACCGTAGCTACCATTTACATACGTTGTACCAGTGTTGTTGGCGAAACTTACGACACCCGTACCATTTGGGTTGAGGGTAACGTTACCGTTATTAGTGCTAACAATTGAATTCCCATCAACATCAAGACTACCACCAAGTTGAGGTGACGTATCAGCAGATACTGCCGTTAAATAGGTAGCGCTAAGGTCAGGGATGTCAGCTACATTCCAAGTACCAGTGCTGCTAATTTTAGACTTTGAAAGTGTTGGGATACGATCAACGTGGAATGTGCCGGACGTAATCTTACCTGCAGCCAAGTCTGGAATACGGTCAACACCTAGTGTGTCAGACGTAATTTTGTTGGCAGACAAATCTGGGATACGATCAACACCTAGAGTATCTGACGTAATCTTGTTAGCAGACAAGTCTGGAATCCTTGTAACATCAAAAATACCAGTTGATACAGCGGCAGCATCAAGATCAATGTTTACATCAGTTGCACTTGTAATCCGACCTTGTTGATCAACAGTAAACTGTGCAACAGTATTAGCATCACCATAAGTACCGATAGTTACAGCAGTATCTGCAAGAGCAACAGTACCTGTGGTGGTAAACGTACCGCCAGTTAAGCCTGTACCAGCCGTAACGCTGGTTACCGTACCGTTACCAGTACCACGTTGTTGTGGTGCAAATTGAACCCACTGTGAGCTGTCACCGTCGTTGTAGTAGATGTAAGATTCACCTGTGGTTTTATCCCACCACATGTCACCAGAATCTACGTTTGATGTAGGTACAGTGTTGCTGATAAACACCGCAGCTTGGTTGGTATTTGGTGCTGCAATTTCAATCTGTTCAGAACCGGCTGAACCTGTAACAGTTAAATTAACACCAGATCCTGCCGTAAACTTAACAGTATCATTACCGGCAGTTCTTTCAAGAACAAGGTTAACATCGTTAACATCTTGCGCTGCAGACAGTCCTACACTTGAAGTAACATCAGCCCAAGTACCGTCACCTTTAAGGTACTTACTATCGTTACCAGCAGTACCATCATTAACAACGATACCTTTTTGACTAGAACCAGCAAATGTAGCAATATCTACTTCAGGTGTTTTGGTAGCTGTAACTGACACAGCAGAACCAGAGGCTGCAGTTACTGCAGTAACAGGCTCAGTACCAGCAGAGATAGCAGTTACACGTCCCTGTGCATCAACAGTGACGGAATCGGGATAAGCAGATGTACCAGCCGTTACTTTGTCAGGCATAGCAGTGTCTTTAATGTCACCACTACCATCAAAGTAAGTAGCACTGCTATTTACAGCACTACCATTAATAGTCAGGTTTTGTGCGTCAAGAGTGCCACCCACAGTCACGTTTCCGCTAGCAGTGACAGCTCCAGATACACTTGCAGTACCGTTTACAGTTACACTTTCACCATCAGTGCTTACACTGAAGACATCACCAACTTTGAAGTTACCGTTGTGATCACTGCTTGAGATGTAAACCTTACCAGCACCTTCATTTTTAACTTGGTTAACTTCAACAGGAGAACCACCATTATCAGGGTGTGCACGGTAATCAGTACCAGCTCCTGCAAACTCAAACACGTGACCACCAGTGGTGATCGTAGAGCGGAGGTAGAAGTAAACAGTTTGATCGTTAGTGACACTTACGTTGTCATACAACTCAATGTCATAGACACCAGAGCTAGGTTCAGTTACAGCTTTGATTGGGTAGAAATCAGAAGCACTGGATGGGTTGTTAATAAGCGAGACAACCATGTGGTTGACAGGCTTAGGAGTGTTGTTATTGCGCTCAGTCCAAGCAGTAGTAGCATCAATTTGAATTACATTGTTAGTGCTAGTTACAGAAACAGTGCCTTCAAAAATAGAGTCAGCGCTTTGACCATCAGCAACAAGACCAAACCGACCAAAGTCAGTCGTACAGTTGCTCATGTTGATCATGCCACCACTTTCTGCTTTGGCGTGGTAGTGACAGAAATGACCAAAGGTACTAACAAGTTGTGCGTAACCTTCATTCTTTACCAGTGCACCAGGACCATCAAGGCAGATCAAAGTGTAAGCATCAGTCAAGAAAGACCGAAGCGGGGAGTCAGGGTGAGGCACACTACCGTCAACAAGTAGACCACCACCAGTAGGTGCAGACGTTTGGTCACCACCAAATGCAGGTTGGTTAGTCGTAGAGTGTGGTTGATAGTTTGTGTTATCAATTGCAGAGTCAGCAAATGCTGTACAGTTTTGAATGTACGGACTCTTTTGGAATTTAACAGCGTTACCAGCTCCGTCGTTCTCTGCAAATGCAAAGAACCAGCCTTGTTGTGCGGCTTCACTGTCGGTATGTAAATCACCACGAGCACCGCTTGCCTTCATACCAGCAAGTGACATGTTGGCAACAAACGAACCAGAACCAAGCTGGAACATGGTTTCGTATTCAGAAGTGCCGCTGGTAGCGTTACCGTGAGCACCAGCTTCCATCACCTTGTTGGTGATTGAATCTGCAGCACCGTCAGTGGTGACGTTCCATTTCTTAGTAGGGTGTGGGTGTACAAACACACTACGCATCGACAAACCAATAATCGATACGTTCTTTTTACGACCAAGATCAATAGGCAAGTATTCAGTGTAAACACCAGGCTGGACGAAGATCATGTCTCCATCTTCAGCTTTGTTTACTGCACCTTGAATGGTCTTCATCGGTACAATAACACGGTGACCATCGTTGGTGTCATCACCGTTACCAGCATCAACCCAAATCAAACGAGTTTGGTTGATCCAAGTACCACCACCGGCAACGCCTACCCACTCGTTACCATTCCAAATTGCAAGGTACTTGTTAAGTTGTTCACCTTCGTCGTTTAGAGTGTCAGCAGAGCCAGACTCACTCAGCCAAACAGTACCAGGTAGATAATCAGTTCCAGAAGGAGCATTGTTTTGTACAATACCATCGTGACGTTTGGCGATGGCTTTTAGTGTTGCTACTTGGTCATCGGTTACAGTCCAATCTGTACCAGTTACAGTAGGTGCATTACTGGCATAACCATAGACGGTTTCAGATGCAGTGTTAATGTTTTCAGGTTTGATCCGATCAAGATCAACAGAGCCTTGACCAATACCAATGGTAATTTCACCGTCAGCAGGGTCATTAGGACTATGGGTTAGTCCATCAGAAACGTTAACATTGTCATTTAGCGCTGTTTTAAGTGCTTCACCAACATACACTGAAGTACGACCAGTAGTAGCGACATAACCATCTGTAGATTGAACCCAGTTTTCACCAATTTCAATAGTTTCTGCATCTACGTCGTGATAGTATTCACGTACCCATCCTTTAGATGCTGCTTCATGATCGGCATCAGCATCGGCATTTGCACCATAATCAACAGACAAGTTGGTAATCTTATGACCATCCATATTAATGTCTGCAGCCGCATTGTTCTTACCAAAACGGCTCAGTGCAGCATTTTCTGTTTCTTGTGCCAGGTACCGGACCTGAGTGTTGTTGTCATTCAGGTCGTTGGCACGGATAGCAGACCCAGCAAAGAACTGGGCCTTAGGTTGATCAACGCTTGTTTGACGGTAGACGCGAATGACATCATCATCACTTCTAGCTGGAGCAGAACCAGTAAGAGTGATGTTAGTGCCATCAACTGTATATTGAGTTGTATAAGTCAGATCAACGTTGTTAATACTTACTTTAACATCTGACTCTAAAAAATATTCAAATGTAAAATCAAAGACAGTTGTACTGGTGGTAATACTGTTCTGTCCTACTGTATGTAGTTTTTGTACGTCTGCCATTGTTTAGTTAATTAGCGGTTTACTAGATTAAGCAGTTCATCTGCTTGATCAAGGAATTGGGTAGAACGTTGTGGATCTGTAATCCTACTACGTTTTGCAGCTTCTTGAAGGCGTTCAGCTTTCATAAGTGCGTAAACTTCAGGATCTTGATTCAATGAAGCCCAGGCCATCCCCTTTGCATCATCAAATAGATTTTTAATAATGACATTATGTTGATAAGTCATGGGATCAATTCTTCGATCACCTCTAGCTAAATCACGTTCCATCTGTTCAATAGAATCTAACATAACAGGATCGTTAGCCAGCTCATCCAGTTTAGCACCAAGTCCTGTCATACCAATAGCTTGCTGGTATTTAGAACGTACACTTGGGCTCTTACGCAGAGATGTTCCGTCAGGTGCGGACATAGTAGACAAACGCATGTCAAAATTACTTTTGAACAGCATCTTCCTACCTTCACTTTGATCGAAGTTAAATTGAATTGGACTGATTGCATTGAACATACGAGTTGCAGGGTTCCAGTTTTTAATAGGCTCACCTGTCAAAATATCGTATTTAACTGGCAACGGATCAGTAGTTAGGTTTTCTAAAATCAAGTTTCGATTACGGATGCTGTCTTCAAAGCCAGACTGCAGCTCACGTTGATACGGTGTAATTACACGACCAATTTCATTTCTAAGGGAAGACAACGGTAAGGTGTTGTTAGCGAGAGAAGCTGCAATCTTTTCCAATTTCTTAGGATCATTACCAAACAAATCGGTAAGTTGCTGCAAACCCTGCAGATATGTTTTACTTACCATACCTTTTGCCAAAATCATGCTGTTTGCTAGCAAACCTTTTTCGACATATTCATCACCCATAAGGCGTTGGTTATCGCCAAGGTCGGCAATAGAAGCAAGGATATTAGAAAATGGTTCAAGTGAATCATAACTGACCCACACATTTCCAAGCTTAATAGACCTAGGCACCCAACCCGCATCTTCCCAAACTTTACGTTTTTGGAAATCAGAAGGTCCATTACCGGTGAGATTACCGTTAAGGTAATGCTGAGAAGCCATGAAGATGACAGAACCTCCAATCATCAAACGTCCAGTTTGAAGAGCCTTTGCGTTGGCCAAATCTTGAGGAGTCTCAATACCGTACTTCATGACAGCTTCTAGGTTGTCAGGCTTGGCAAACTGAATGTCATTGAATTCTTTAACAAGGAAATTAAGACCAGGAGTATGTTTAAATGAAAGTTCTAGACCGTTAATACCAGTCCTAGCAAACAAATAGAATGGTTTAAGTAAAGGCTGTTTAGAGAAAATATCGTCCATAGCCTTACCAAAACCACCAATGTCCTTGGTTAGAGTGGCTTCTTTTTTACTGTAGTTTAAGAAGCTGTCACTTACAGAACCATCAACAGGGTCAAAGATTTCATCGTAAAAATTGTTTTCATATTCACGTATCATCTTTGGATTGACATCGATGCTGGCACCATTAGCTTTGTTACCCATAGCTTTGATCATCGCTTTTTCTTTAGCACGAGCACGCGCCAAGATCATGGTAAAAGCATCACCAGTAGCTGCCATCAACTTAGTTGAATAAGTAAGAAAGTTACTTTGATTAGCAGAGCGTGCAAGGTTTGCAATGCGGTAAGCAGCTTTATCGCCATCAGTACCACGTTCCTCAGCCCATTTGCCCATCAATTTCCATTGTTCATCTTCTTTACTAAACTCAGCAAATCTACTTCTAGTTGTATGTATTTCATTAGAAAAGTACTGATTAACGCGCTTAAAGAAGTATTGCATAGCTTCAGGTACAGTTTGTACCATAGCATTAGCTGAAGCCAAGGATTGACGTATAGTAAATGAATCACCAGTACCAATAAACTTAACAATACCGCCAAGCATTTGTGCCATAGGACGTGTAAATACAGCGGTAGATGTACCCATAACATCACGCAGTGGTGTCTTAGGTCCACTCAAAACGCTGTTAATCATTACACCTAGAAGTTCTTTTACTAGACTACCACCACTGGGGTTGGTCAATCGACGACGCATAAAGGCATCAAAATCATCAAAGTTTCTAATGTCATTAGACATAGAGAAAGCTTCAAGAACACCTTTCATTAGATCAGGGTCATCTGTATTTTTAACCAAGTCAATCATCATGTCAACTTGATCCCGAGTTGTAGCTTTCAGGTTTTCTAGTGACTCCTCAACACTCTTAGTAGGTACACCTTGTGCTTTTAGTTTACTGAATTCTTTACTAATCAAAAAACGTGAACGTTTGACGTTATACATACCGAGAATTAAATTCTCTCGTACACGTGCCAGTGGTCCGCCTACATCACGAAGGTCGGCTGCGTCTGCTACTTCCAAAGCTGCGCGACTTAAGTCACGTACTTTTGGAAACAAGCTGGCATTTACAATGTCAGCAACCAACACGTTTTCAATGGTCCAGGCTTCCCGTTGATCCTTACCAAGAACCATCACTTTATCATTAAGGACATCAGCCCAGTAATCTTCAGGACTCAAATCGGTAGCATCTCTACCATTAATGATACGTTGTGCAGATTCATAGGAATCTTTAAAGACCTCATCCATTTCAAAACCATTCTCTCTCAATTCTTTCAAAAGAGATTGGAATTTAGTGTTACCCAGCAGTTCAACAGTTTTCTCTTCGTAAAACTTAGTTGGCAATCCTCCAGCATTAGACATACGGATTGCCTGTGCTTGAGTCAATACGTTATCTAGTGAACCTCCCTCAGCGTTAGGGTCTGTGTGCAGACGTTTGGCTTGTTTAGACAACTCATACATATCTGCTGTAGAGTTAGGGTTACCCTGCCAATCCTCCGCAAGATCAGGGTTTTTGTGTTCACCAAAATCAGGACTTTTTAGCTCCTCTTTTGCTTGCTCAATAGTTTGATCGTTGATACTTTGATTGCGTTCTTCAATCTTACGATCAATGTGTTCACGGTTTGTTTCTACTTTAGTTTCTACTTTAGCTTCCGCAGCTCCTCGTAGTTGTTCAGTTGGGTCATCTGGATTAGCCTCTCTCAGAGCCTTGTTAGCCGGATCATCAGGACCTGTGCCTCTACGCATGTCAGAAGCTACATCGCTTAATCCTAGCTTATGTAGGCTGACATCAAACACAAGACCAATACCCATACCTTCAGCGACATTTTTCCAAGTCTTTACCCAAGGAGAGTCTGTGTCTAGTGTAGTGAGTGGTGTTTCAATCCAACCAGCTTTCCGATGAAGCTCACCAAGAATGTTATGCTTTTGAGAATCTTCATGAATCAAATCATGTGCAGCACCCATAGCAGCACCAGGCACAACTACTCTAGCAACACGTCCAGCGGTAGTTGCACCCTTACCAGCAAGTCCCAAACCTTTAGCAGCTTTACCAGCCAATCCAATTGACTTAGCGACACCACCAACAGGGATAGCAAATGCTGCATACCCTAAGGCACCACGCAACATGTTACCCCATTTTGTTTTAGTTTGTGGATTAAAGTTTCCAAGAGGATCCCAGTCTGGTTTGTAGTTAGCACCTTGTTCTTCCATTTCACCGGAAAACATATCAAAAATACGTTCCGGTGCTGTCAAAACACTACTGACTTCATCACGTACAGCACCTGCACCAGCATTAAAAAGCTCTTGAATGTTTTCTTGCAGTCCAAATTCTGAGGGATCTTTTTGCTGAAAAGTGTTGTCTTCACCAATCAGTTCACCACTTTCTAGCTGCCTTGTTTTTTCTTGTTCTTCTACAACACGTTTATTGTTTTCATCAATATCCGCATTGAGTTCATTGAAATCTACCATTATCTAGCCTCCTCAGTAGTCAACAATGCAGGATGTAGATATTCCGGGTTGTTGAAAGGTGAGCCTTTAAAAGCCTCTACACCATCAATAATACGTTGCCTGGACGCATAATACAATCCTTGCCATTCCGTCCGCAAACCTTGGACAACGTTTCCATATGCTGAGTGTACGGCCAACCTATGGCGCACTTGAGAAGCAAATAAAAAGTCTTGAGTGTTTTTGTCAAACTTAACGTTAAGAGGTACACCTTCTCTTTGAACAACCATGCGTAGGGTTTCAGGAATAAATTGATACCTACCAGCTGCAAATACTTTCTGCTCATAACCCAGTTGGATAACTTCTCCAACAGTCATTTCAGACAAGCCTCTTCCAAATACATCACGGCTGTTAGCGGAGCCTACAGCACGGTTGTTATAACCATAACCAGATCCGCCTGTATTCATTGCGTCATAACCACCATACCCTTCAGATTCATGCAAACCGACTAGATTAGCAAATTGACTAAAGCCTCCCTCTTGAAGAGCAGCTCTGGAAGTCCTACCAGGTGATTGATGCGAAACAAGTAGAAGTTTAGATTCAGGACGTAGTTTTCTTACATTTTTTTCTACAAGTGGAATGCCAAGTTCTTCACCGTCGTTGTAAAGTCGGTACTGAGCAGCAGCTACATCCCAAGCAGACACTCCCCTCTGTTGTGAAGCTAGAGCTACGAAAGCAGAGGGGAGTTTATCTTTCCCGCCGTTAAGTCTCCACGTTTGAAGTTGTTGCATAGGAGAGGTACCACCGCCAACGTAGCGCTCATCAGAGCCAAGACCTTGAACTTTAGTGGTAAGTAAGTTTTGCCTTCCATTTGTTTGCCACCCTTTGACAATTGATTCATTCGTTTTGTGTTCTGTAGTTGTTTTAATTGTATGCTGGGCTTTGTACGCAGCTGTAACTTCATCTACATCTGTTGAATATGTTTTAGTTAACTGCCTGGCTTGCTCAAAAGCTTCAGCACTGTTTCCAGTTTGTGCTAAACTACTTTGATAGTACTCATTAAATTTTTGCTCTAATTGTTCTTTATAAAATAGACCTTGTTCAGTGTAATTACCTGTACCATCTAACCCTAGACCTTTCAAAGCTGTTTGAGTATAAGCCTTAAGGTGCCTATCAAGTGCTTTAGATTGGTCTTCGGTTAAAGCAATGCCGTTTCCTGCTGAAGCAACTCTAAGGTTTTTACCATATTTCCGTTGAAGAGCTACTTGAGCTTTACCAGATAAAGATTGAAATTCAAACTCAGTGAGGTAGGGTGTACCTCCTTTCTGTCGCATACGCTGCTCAGCCAGTTCAACTTCTCTTTCTACATCAACAACACTATCACTTTTAAAGTTTTCTTTTAGGTAATCCCACTCTACAGTGGTATCCATAATGTCATTGTATCTTTGTTGAGCACGGATAATAAATTCTTCAGGAACACCACCGTCTAAAGTCTCCGTTTTTGCTTCCTCTTGAAGAAGTTTCTTAAGATCAGCAACTGCTTTTTTCTTGTCAACTTGATCTAGATCTAACTCACGTTGCTTAGCAATTCTTTTAGCTTTTTCAAAATCTTTTAACTTAATGCGACGTTCAAAAATATTACGGATAGAATCCATTTGACCGTTATCAAGTCTTTTGATTCTGTGATCTAAAACCCTATCTAATTGTTCGTCAGTTACTAGACCATTTGAAACCATGTCATAAAGTTGATCCAGTGCATGACCAATAGCTGCACTACGGCTACCAAAAGAACCTTTGTGCATATTAATGGTTTGCATAAACCCTTCACCATCACCAGCTTTGGCGTGTCGATAAAGGTCATCCTTTAAGACTTCAAGTTTTTCTTTTTCAAAAGCCTTTCGTTGACTCTCAGCCCACTCTAAATCAGCCTGCTGTTCCCAGTTTTTCATTTGGGGGAACAGGTATTTATTCAGCAAAGCAGGGTTCATACCTTGGTATTGAGACATGTAAGCCTCAGCAATAGCAGCTTTAGCTGCAGCCCGCTCTGCTCCAGTAGCAGCTTCTGCAAGTGTAAACTCTTTACCGTTTACATTTACTTTGAGGTTAGTAGCAGCTTGTGTAAAGAAGGTGCCGTATGCAGCACCACCACGTTCAGCTAAACCACGCATGTATCCATACTTAGCCCAGCCAGTCAAACCACGTACAGTTTTCACACCATCAACGGAAAGACCATTTGCTTCTAACCTACCACCCTCATCATAAGCTACTTCAGTTCCTTGTTGAAGAGCTGCTTCTTGTTCTTCAAAGTCAACAACAGCTTGAGGATCCATGCCATACGTGTACGCAAGCATCAATCCTCGTTGCTCTTCACGCTCATTACGTGCTTCGGCTTGTTCAACAAGTACTTTAGAAAGAGAGTCAGAGAAGTCAGCCAAGCGACCAACTTCCTCATTTTCCAACAACTCTTGATATTTAAGAGATTGTTCTTCCAGTTTAAGATCAGACATACGCTGATCTGCAAACATTTTCGCCTCTTGAAGGCGTGATTGATTTTGCTGCCTTAGCAGTCCAGTTACATCCGGTGCTTGTACAGGCGCAAAGCCTTGGCTTTGTGCAGCAGGTTGGAATGCAATCTGTTCTTCAAATCGTTTCATTATGGGAATGCAAATTGTCCAGTTACTTTGCTAGTATCAAAAACAGGTGTGTTAACAGCATAATTACCACCTGATCCTCCTCCTATATTACCAGCAGCTGGTGCAGCAAGGCTGGCATAAGTCTGAAGACCACCAAGTACAGAACTACCGATCTGTAAGGCAGTGTTAAACCCAGAGCTTTGCTGTTGCGGCATTTGCATTGGTGCAGGTAGTTGTCTTTGCATGTAAGGTTGCATGGCTACATTAGCATAGCCTGCAAGGTCTTGTGCATATTGTTGTTGAGCAATACGCCTCAACGCAGCTCTGCTTTGTCGTTGCTGTGCTTGCGTGCTTTCTGCCATCTGAGCAGAAGTACGACCAAAGGCACCAGTAGTTGCTAGTGCAGAAGCACGTTCAAATGAACGTCCTCTACCTTCACTCATAGCTACGTTAGCACCAATAGCTTCCATCAACTGACCGCGCATACCTTGCTGTTGAAATGCAGTCTGCTGTAAAATCTCATTCAAACGTTGTTGTTCAGATTGGTAAGCAAGATCAGCTGCTTGTTGATTAAAAGCTCTTTGTTGGTTATAGAGATTAACTCTAGTTTGATATTCTTGTGCTGCGTAACGATTGCGGTCAGCAATCATTAGATTTTGCAGCCTAGTGCTTTCTCGTGCTTGTCTGTTTTGCAGACGGATAGCACGGTTGCGTGCAGATAATGCTTGTTGGCTTTTTTGTTGTTCACCAAAAAAACCTAGACCAGCGGATACTGCCGCAATACCTAAACTAAATGGATCCATTATCCCCTCCTATAAAAACCGCTGTTCTGTTTACCTTCCCAATCCAAACCAAGCAAC